TCATAAAGGAAGTCCCGCCAGTAAACCACCAAGTAGTAGATTCAGTTAAACCATGATAGCGCGCGGTTTTTCCTTTATAGTAATTTTTAGATAAATTTTTATAATTAGCCATAATTTTCTCCTATAAAAATAGAGGGGTAAATGCCCCTCTATTTAATCATCTAATAGAGTAGCTAAGTTTGCTACTTCACCACGTTCTGTCTTTGGTAAATAAACATAACCAAATAATTTATTACCGCTTAATCTATCAATCATTTTTATGATTCCATTATCTTTTTCATATACTTTATTATCAGTTTGATGAGTATCCGAATTAAGCCACAATTCAGAATTATCACCAACACGACTAATAATTAATTTTGCAATTTCACTCGTAATATTTTGAGCTTCACAAACATAAATTAAGCAATTCTCAAAGCTGCGGCCACGTATATGAAGTAAAGGAACCATCTCAAGCTATCCTTGAGTTATAAGCATTTCCGCACCATCACGGCCACCCACCTTATCATATATTGGTGCCAAAGTCCAATCAAGTTTTTCTTCAACACTGCCTTTTAAATAGCCTATATCTGGAACATTAGCAACGGTTACATTTGGACGTATATAAATAATTTTATCGAACTGGCCGCACTCAATATAATCCAAAGCTTGATTAAGCATTAAAAAATCTTTACCTGATCCATATACACCACGAATTAATTTAACTTTTGTTTTTCGATCTTGAAGCATATCTAACGCTAAAGTCTATTGATCATTACGTGGTTTTATTGGTTTTGTATATTTATTACTAATAGTTGGAAATTTTACTTTTCTAAAATCTCCATTTTGAAAACAATATTTATCAACTACTTTCCCATCTAAATCACTAATTAATAAATATTCGTTTTCTATAAATTGTGGGGCTAACTATTCTGGATGAGTATAAAACTCAGCCATAGAATCATCAGAGTAAACAAACTCTTTATAGCCAGTATACATTAAATCACCTTATAATAAAACATTAATATCAGTTATAATTTCATCAACAACGCCTTTTTCTAATGCTTCTGGCGCGCGAATATACCAATCTTTATTAATATGTTCTTCAACTTCAGTGCGAGTATATTTACTTCTTTCAATAATAAAATTGATAAGTTTATCAATCTCTTTCTTATAATCATCAATAGAACTCATAATATTATCAAAATCACCATTTAATTGCGCGCTGCCTTTATGAAGAATAAAATAACTTGATTTAAGAGCCATACGAACATGACATGACAAATAAATATAGGATGCGGCGCTCGCAACCATACCAATAGCAATACCAATAACTGGTGTTTTTGATAATTCAATTACACTACATATTGCGGCCTAAGCATCAAGCTCACCACCTGGGCTATCAAATAAAAGTCGAATAGGCTTTCTATCTTCTTCTGGAATATCTTTATCTTCTCTATTCCATTTAGTAATATAGTGTATTAATTCATGAGTCAGATCTCCAGTAATTTCTTCATTAATCCAAATAGTACGATTAACAAGATCTTGGTAATATTTTACTTGATAAGCATTAGGGAGCTTTGCATCAAATAAATCTTCAGGGAGATCTATATAAAATTCGGTATCATTCATACAAATGTACCTCCTATTTAATTATTTATCAGACTAATCTGATATTCAAAAGTAACAAAAATCCATCTAAAATTCATAATATTAATGTTTACATACGTTCTTTGTATATTTCTAAAAATTTGTCCTACTTTAAAATAAGGAGGATGATTTCAATGACTAAGAAAACAATGGATATAATTTTAGTTATTGTAGGTGTCTCTATCGTAATATTTACTATCATAATGGTTTGGATATATTTAGTTACTGGCGGCATTCCAGACACATTATGCACATGCTTCTTTGTAGCCTGCACAGGAGAATGTGGTTTTATGGGTTGGATAAAAACAGCCAAAGTCCGCCAGCAAGATCATGAATGGGAATTAGAACAAGAAAAAAGACAAAAGGATGAAATTGCTTAGGTCAAAGAAGAACTAAGTAAAATGGAGGATTATGATGGAACAATTTAATTTTTGGATTCAAGCAATTATCTCTATTCTGAGCGGCGTGGCTATTTTGGTGCCATTAATTGTTAAGTTAGTGCAATACGTTCAAGCTAACGCAAAAGAAAAGAATTGGAGTTCATTAATGGTTCTAATTATGAATCTTATGGCTCAAGCAGAACAAATGTTCGATAAAGGCGCTGACAAGAAAGAATGGGTTATCAATGAACTCAAAGCTGTTGCTAGCACTTTAAATTACGAAATTGATTGGAACGTTGTTAGTGAAATGATCGACAAGATTTGCGACGTTTCCAAAGAAATTAATGTGGAAGTGGCACAGTGACTACTACTGAAGCAAGAGAAAAATTACTATCAGTAGCGCGTCAAGAAATAGGATATCATGAAGGTGTCAACAACTATATAAAATATGCTGTTGGCACTTGGGATAATATATTCTATGGATGGGATCTCCAAAATCAGCCTTGGTGCGATGTTTTTGTTGATTGGTGTTTCTGTACTGCTTTTGGAACACAAAAAGGTGCAGAAATGACTTATTAGACACTTGGTAGTGGCTCTGCTTTATGTAGTACAAGTGCTTCATTTTATAAAACACACAATGCCTTCTTTAGCTATCCAGAAGTTGGAGATTAGGTTTTCTTCTATGTAAGTGGTGGTATTAACCATACTGGTATAGTTGAGAAAGTATCTGGTTCTGGAAGTAATTGGACTAGTATTACAACTATTGAAGGTAATTCAAGTGATTCGGTTGCACGCCGCACTTATAGTAAAGGAAATGGAACTGTTGCTGGGTTCGGTCGCCCAAAATGGAGCGTAGTAAGCAATACAAGTAAAGACGAAACTCCAATAGAACCAGTAACACCATCTCAACCAACTTCGGAAATTTTGAGAAAAGGTTCTAAAGGAATTGAAGTTCGTCAACTTCAAGAGAAACTTATATAGTTAGGTTATGATTGCGGGCCAGATGGTGCAGATGGAGATTTTGGAAATAATACTTATGAAGCAGTAAAAAAATTCCAAACTGATTATAAAGTATATCCGATTGACGGTGAAGTTGGTTCGCTTACAGCGGCCGCCCTAAACAAAGCCATCTCAAAAACAGGAGCAATAAAGAAAAATGATACTGTGATGTTTAAAGGAGATGTTTGTTACAATACTGCAATAGCAACCATTGGAGTTCCTGCTAAGCCCGGTAAGGCTCGTGTTACTTTAATTAGTAATAATGCAAATACAAAACATCCATATCATATTATTCATATAGATAATACTTCAAATGTATATGGATGGGTTGATAAAGATACGATTGAGAAAGAGTAAGTGTTAAAACCACTTACTCTTTTGTTTTACTGGCCTTTTCTTTTTATGCGGCTCTTTCATCCAAAGAAGAATATCTTTTGCTCGCGTGGCACCAACATAATTTACACGACAAGTTTCATCGCCACCCCAGTTCTTTGGTTTCCATGCGGCGACATTGGGAAATTCAAGTCCTTTTGCACTCCAATATGTCAGCACCTTTACACAGTTAGAATTCATCATTTCTTCAAGTTGATCTTTTGTTACTTCGCCTTGCCTAAAAGAAACAGACGGGATACCAAGTGCTTCTAATTTTTCTCTAATTTCTGCAATTATATCATTTGTTGTGCAAAGAACCGCCCAATCTTTAAATTCACCTTGCCGCTGAATCCAATTCTTTAAATTTTCAATTGTTGCTTCTCCTTCCCAAACAGTGCCGCCCGACCGCATAGCAACAGATTTATCAAAAGCATAAGACTCAGACAAAATCTTTTTAGCAAAATTAAGTATGTTATTACCATTTCGATAGTTTTCATTTAAGTTATAAACAGTTACATCTGGTTGCTCCATAAGTTGATTAAATAACTCTGGATCACATCCTTTGAAACTATAAATACTTTGATTATAGTCACCAGCAACAAAAAAAGTAACTGGATTTATCATATCAAAAATAAACTCATATTCTTCTGGTGAAGTATCTTGAGCTTCATCTAATAGAATGTGTCTTATATGTTTAATACATTGTGGATTCTTTTTTACTGCGGCAAATAGTAAATCAAATTTATCATTATCCAGATATGCTTTTGTATCAATTCCATGAGACAGAAGCATATAATTTGCAAGAGAATGAATTGTACCAATATAAATTCCATCTTTATAATCTCCTGCAAGCCTCTCTTTAAGTTCTTGCGCGGCAAGATTAGTAAAAGTAATAACAGCTATATCTTTTGGATCTGTTCCATCTCGTAACATTTTACGAACACGTTCTGTTAATACTCTTGTCTTGCCGGCCGCCGCGCTTGCAACGACTACAATATATGGTTCGGTTGCATTTACTATTTCTTTTTGTAATTTACTAAGTTCCATTTTTATCTCCATTCTTCATATTTAATTGCTACTTTGTTCCATATAAATCAATATAAAATGCTTCCCTGGAAGCTAAATTAT